TCATTCCTTGATTTGTATACCAAGATTGATGCTGGTGCTGAAGAAGTGAAAACTGAAACAGTATCAGATGAAATTCCGTTCTAAATCTCCTTGGCAGTAATGCCTTAGAGGCTACTTGATGTAGCCTCTTTTTTTATATATAATAGTGTAAGATAATTTAACAGTATGGAGAAATTATGCAATTTGAAATTGATATTCAGAAAATAAAAACCAAAAAACTTTTTGTTGCAACACCAATGTATGGTGGACAATGTCATGGTTCTTATACCAAAGCAATTACCGATTTGATGATTATGTGCACCAAATATGGAATTGAAGCTAAATTGTTTTTCATCTTCAATGAATCACTAGTGCAACGTGCTAGAAATTATTTGACAGATGAGTTTGTTCGTAGTGGTTACGATTATATGATTTTCATTGATAGCGACATTCAGTTTGATGCGACAGATGTTTTAGTTATGATGCACTTTGCGTCTACCCGTGATGACATGGATGTTGTATGTGGTCCATATCCAAAGAAAGCAATCTCTTGGGAAAAAATTAAAGTTGCAGTTGATAAAGGCTATGCAGACAAAAATCCAAATGATTTGGAAGAGTTTGTTGGTGATTTTGTTTTTAATCCAGCAGATGGCGTAACACAATTTAGAGTTGATGAGCCAGTTGAAGTGAAAGAAAGCGGCACAGGTTTCATGTTGATTACCCGTGAAGCACTTCAAAAATACGATAGAGCATTTCCAATGCAAAGTTACAAACCAGACCACATACGCACAGAAAACTTTGATGGCAGTAGAGAAATCATGGCTTACTTTGATTGCGTTATTTGTCCAGACACAAAACGCTATCTTTCAGAAGATTACATGTTCTGTCAATGGATGCGTAAAGCTGGTGGCAAAGTGTGGTTGCTTCCATGGATGCGTTTGAAACATGCTGGTAGTTATATCTTTGGTGGTTCTTTGCAAGCACTTGCATCAATCAATGTATCACCAACTGCTGGTGATGATGTTGTAAAACGAACCACAAAATGATTGAATATCGTTACAGTGAAGATCAAATTTTAGATGAACTACAATCTTACATTGACTCAACATACGGGCAACATTATTCCCGTAACAAATTTCAAGCAACAGAATTCATCATTGATGGTGGACATGGTGAAGGATTCTGTATTGGAAACGTGCTGAAATACGCACAAAGGTATGGCAAGAAAGACGGCCGTAATCGTAAAGACTTGCTAAAAATATTGCACTATGCTATAATCATGCTACACGTACATGACTTGAATGAAGGAAAACAAAATGAAATTCAGTGAATCAACAATTAATGTTCTTAAAAACTTTGCTAGCATTAATGCTGGTATGCAATTCAAAGAAGGCTCAGTTGTGCGAACAATCTCTAAGGGACAAAACGTACTCGGTAAAGCTACAGTAACAGAAACATTTGAAAAAGATTTTGTTATCTATGACTTGAATCGGTTTCTTTCACTTTGCAGTTCTTTAACTGATCCTGAGATCGTCCTTAATTCTGATGCAAATAATCTCACAGTAAAATCTGGCACATCTAAAACCACATACGGACTTGCAGATGAGTCTATGATTGTGGCACCGCCTGTAAAAGAGTTGAAGATTGAAAACTCTGAAGTGAATTTTAAACTGACAAAAGATGACATGAATCAAGTGTTGAAAATGTCTGGTATCTTAGGTCTTCCAAACATTGCAGTAACTGGTAATGGTTTTGAAATTTCTATCTCTGCACTTGACATTAAGAATACAGATTCAGACAACTTTTCAATTACAGTTGGTCGAACTTCAGCCAACTTCCGAATGATTTTTGTTACAGAAAATCTTAAGATGATTCCTGGTACGTATGATGTTGCAATTTCATCTAAGGGAATCTCACATTTTAAACACGTAACCGACCAAATTGAATATTGGATTGCTACTGAAGCCGGTTCTAAGTACGAAGGATAAATATTATGAGCAGTAACGTGATTGTTCCGTCTTCTCCAGAGGACCGCAAAAAGATTCTGGATGCACTTGTTGAAATTTCAAACTCACTCACTCGCATTGAAGCCGAGCGTGATTTGATTAAAGACATTCTTGCCACCGTAGAAGATAAATTTGAGTTGCCTAAAAAGTACACTCGCAAACTTGCAAAGATTTATCACAAACAAAACTTCACCGAGGTCCAACAAGAACAAGATGATGTTGAGACCCTTTATGAGAGTGTTGCTAATTAACACTCGGCTTGCATTCTAACATGTAATGTGTTATAATGCATTTTTATGTTATGATAAGGTGAATACATGCTACAAGATTTCTTGTGGGTCGAAAAGTATCGACCAAAAACTGTTGAAGACACAATTCTTCCAGCAGACTTAAAGGCAACATTTCAACAATTCGTTGACCAAAAGAATGTGCCCAATCTAATTCTTACTGGTGGTCCTGGTGTTGGTAAAACGACTATCGCCAAGGCTATGCTTGAAGAACTTGGATGTAATTATATTGTTATTAATGGGTCTATGAATGGCAACATTGATACCCTACGCAATGAAATTAAAAACTTCGCATCAACTGTATCATTCTCTGGTGGTCGCAAATATGTTATACTTGACGAAGCTGATTATCTCAATCCGCAATCTACTCAACCCGCACTCAGAAACTTCATGGAAGAGTTTTCTGCTAATTGTGGTTTTATCCTTACTTGCAACTTTCTTAATCGTATCATCGCACCACTCCACAGCCGATGCTCCGTTGTACAATTCAAGATAAACACATCAGACAGACCAAAACTTGCTGGTCGTTTTATGAAACGTGTGACTGGCATTCTGCAAAAAGAAAATGTAGAGTTTGAAGAACGAGTTGTTGCTGAACTTATTATGAAACACTTTCCTGATTGGAGGCGTGTTATTAATGAACTGCAACGTTACTCTGCTACAGGTAAGATTGATACTGGAATTCTTGCAAATATTTCAAGTGACAATTTCAAGGCATTATTTGAAAGATTGAAAGCAAATGATTTCACGGGTATGCGTAAGTGGGTTGCAGAGAATCTAGACAATGAACCATCAGTACTATTCAGACGAATCTTTGATAGCAGCAATGAATGCTTGAATCCTAATTCTGTTGGGCGTATGGTTCTATTGCTTGCTGAATATCAATACAAGTCTGCATTTGTCGTTGACCAAGAAATTAACTTTGTCGCTTTCTTAACTGAAGTGATGATTGACTGTGAGTTTAAATGATGAAAACAGTATTGACAAGAGAACAGAAAATTGAAATTCTTGGTAAGATTGGTGAGAAATATGTAGGCAACTATCTTGCTAAAAACCGAAAAGTTGAATTTTCATTAGATAACTTTGATTCTGAAAAAGATTTATTGGCGGATGGCAAGACTGTTGAAGTCAAAGTCGGCACACCATTTATTACTGAAGGAGCAATTGCATTCAAGAAAAGTCAGTTGACAAAATGTAGAAGTGTTGATGAATTTTATTTTGTTACTATTCCTGCACCAAAATATCATTACAGATGGAGTGGTTGGTTGTTTCGCATTGAAAATAATTTCAAATGTAAAATTAGAAACATCACACGGTCAAATGGATGGATTGATGAAATGGTATTAGTGCCTATTGAACAAGATGCAGTAATTTCAATGTTCAAAGTAGAAGATTATGTCATTGCTGAAATGATGAAGTATACCACATCAAAGTACTAACATGACACCATTTGATTATCTAAATGCTATCAATCAATCAAAAGAAAATTTGATGGTTGACACCGACAATGATGAACTGGCTGAAAAAGATTACAAGGCGTTCATCGTTAATAGAGGACTATCTTACTTCTCAGACACTGTATTCTATGCAAACGAAATGAACTGCCGTCATCTTCTTGACAACAAACCTCAATTTTTGTATTTACTAAATACCGTTAGACCACGAAAACGCTTCAGTAAGTGGTTTAAAAATGAAATAGTTGAGGACATTAATGTGATTTCAGAATATTTTGGCTATAGTTATGCTAAAGCTAAACAAGTGCAAAATCTCATAACCTCTGACCAGCTTAAAATCATGCGACAAAAATTAGAAAAAGGTGGCTTGAAGTCTAAGGAGAAGAAGAATGGCGGTGAATATTGAGGACTTACTTGAAGTAAGATTAAAAGAAGAAGACAATTTTCTTAAAGTGAAAGAAACATTGACAAGAATAGGCGTGGCATCCAGAAAAGATAAAACTCTATACCAATCATGTCATATTCTACACAAAAAGGGTAAATATTATATTGTACATTTCAAAGAATTATTTGCATTAGATGGCAAACCAACAGA